CCTTCTAGAGATCCGCCGAGTGCCGAACCAATAGTGCCACCAATTGGACCGCCTAGAAACGTTCCTGCAATGCCGCCTAGTGTGCTAAGTAAACCCATAAAAACACCTCAATATTCATTGGATGCCGCTGGTAGCATTTTCCTCAGCGGCTCGATTTTCCCACAAATGCTTGCTTTTGCAAGCTCCTAGGTTATTTCTCTGCCTGATGCCCTGATGGTTAATGCGCCAGCAGAACTTGCAATTGTTGAAATAAACCCACCGGGCTCTAAAGCCTGCCCCACTAATTCCGGCGTCGTATAGCATTCATCGGGTGCGATGGCACGGGTGTCAATGATCAAGTTGGATGCGCCTGCACTGCCTCCAGATGTCACCAAGTTGACGCTGATCGTCACGTTGCCTGCGCTGGTGTTCGTGATCGTGAACTTGTCGATGATGGCTTTGCAGTTGGTGGCTGTGTACTGCGTGGTTTGGCTGTTCTCGGCCTGCTTTGCTGGGATCAGCACCTTGATGGATACGGTCATGGTTTCACCTTATTGTTGAACTTGAGTAACGGCCAAGATGATGGCCGGAGCTGCTGGTGCGAATGCTGTAGAGGCCACATTGTCCACCGTCACGTTGGTGCTGTCAGAGGCAAAGGCCATCTCGATGTATTCGTTGGCGGCCAGCGATACGGTCTCAGTTAGGGCAATGGCCACATAGCCGTTGTTTACATCTGAGGTGATGACCCTGGCGCTGTTGGCGATGGCTGTTCCGTTCTTCTTAAACCAAACCCAGATGTTCTTGGCGCTTGAGCTGCCGCTGGTGATTTGCACTGTGGCGTCGATCTTGTAGAGACCTGACTGCGGGACGATGATTTGTGATGTCGTGCCGCCGATCACAACTCCGTTGCTGATCTGTGCGCTGTCGAAGGTGAGCAAATATTCGGTGTTGATGGCCGCTGGTGTCTGGTCTGTGGTCTTGCTGAACACACCGTAATACTGCATCTGCGTGATGGTGGGGCGCACGAAGATGACGCCAGTCGTTGCGTTTGAGGTAACGCACGAAGCCAATGGGATCACATTGTCTGGGGCTGTGGGCTTGACGTTTGTCAGCTCTCCGGCCACCGTAGGGCTGGCGTAAAGCAGGTCACCAACAGCAAACGAGCTGGTGTCCAGGTCGCGCACAAAGCCCCATGTGGTGCAGTAACCCTTCTCACCGCTGTCTGGCAGGTCGTGCGTCATCACGCCCAAGATGTAGAGGGTTGGCTGCGATCCATCTGCGAGATATGGCGCGACAAGAAGGGCATTTGCTGTTGCGCCTGCGAAGCCTACGACCGTGCCATTGGGGATGGTCACTCCGGTGGTGTTGCCGACACGGGCGTAGATCTCTTGGCCGATCTGCTGTGTGACGCCGTACTCCATGCCGAGGTTGGCAGTCTGGTCTATGGTGTTCCAGGACAGGCGTCTGGTTTTGTTTACTGGTGCAGGGCTTTCGCTGAGGTCGATGTAATCAGTCACCACCGAGTTGTTGTTCTGGATGACTGGTGCTGTAGCCAGCAACTCTAAGGCCTGGGCAAGCCTGCTGATCTGGGCCAGAGCCTCGTTTGCTGTAGCCGCTGCTGTGTCTGCCTGGTACTCGAAATCAGTTCCGACGATGACCTGGATCTGATCGACTGTCGCAAATAGCAGTTCAAACTGCCTGATCTGTTGCTGGTCGGTCAAGAACTGCGCGAGCTGGTCGCGGGTCAGATTGAGCCTGCGGGAGACGGGTGCGGTTGCCATCAGTATGCCAATGCCTCGATCTGTGCCTCAAGGCGTGCGAAAGAGATGTGTGCGTCACTGTCGCCACGAAATCGCTGTATGCGCCAGTTGCGCATGTGGCCCTGCTGAAACCACGCCAGGCGCTTGGCTGTGTTGCCTGTGGTGCCGACTGCGACGCTGCGATCCTGACTCCATGAGAGTCCGTTCACGCTGTAGCTGGTGCTGATCTGTGGGTTGGTGCCCAATGCCACGCTTCCGGTCAAGCTGACCAGCTCCAGGCGGTTGAAAATCGCGCCGTTGCCTTCGTTGTAGGCAATGATCGTGCCGAATTCCCAGCGTACTTGTTGGCCCCAATGGTGGCCGGTGTCTTGCACCAGATAGCCGATGGCGCTGCTTTGTGGGTCTCCCACCAGCCACTTGTCGTAGATCCAGACCATGTTGCGTGCGCGGTATTGGCTGAAACCAACAGTGGTGCTGGTGAGGGTAAACCAGACTTGATCGCCAAGCGCTTCTGATGCTGAGGCGTCATAGACCACTGTGCGATCTGGCAAGTGGACGTAGAGGTGCTGATGGTTTTTGTCGTTGCGTGCTTCGAGCTTGACCAAAGTCAGCTGCGCCTCTGTGTAGGTCAGGAGCAGGTTGTCAATTTCCTGTGTGCTGATCTTCTGGGTGGTGGCCGCAGCACCGATGTAGATGCCTGGGGCTTCGTTGCGTCCACCGCCAAGGAAAGCAATGCGCTCCAAGTAGACGCAGCAAGCCTGCGTGCCTAGACAGCCCTTTTGGACTTGAGCGCCGTCGATGCGTGCGAATGGAAACAGCTCTCCGCCCACGTTGTCGAACACCTCGATGGTGTTGCTGTTGAGGGCGTAGATTTCGTTGCGGAGCTTGAGCAGTGCCACGACTGGATCTGGGTCTACCTCTGAGCTTCCGTATTTGAGGGGGTTGACCTGGGTAGGATCGTTCAACTCGGTGACGATTAGGAACTCGCCGTCGGTGGTCATGAAGTAACCATCCACCCAAACCACATCCAGCACGACTCCGAGGTCTGGGTCTGTCACTTGGGTGAGCACGCCATTCCAGTAGTACAGGCGACCACCGGATGCGATGGCCAAGCGGTCGAAGCTGTAGTCCATCGTCACCAGCGTGTTGACTGGACCACCGACATCGCCCAGCACGGTCACAGCGCCATTGCTGCTTACGGTCACGAGCTTGGTGCCCATGACCCGATAGCAGACACCTTGCCAGTTGATGCCGCCACGGTCAATGCCTGGGCCTGTGCCGTTGGCCACGATGCCGTCACCAGGGCGCAGAAATCCGTTGCTGATTCCGGACTGCTTGGGCACTGGCACCATGTTGACCGGGTAGGCCGTGCGCAGCTCTGGAGTGGTGTCGGCATAGATGCCGTTGAGGATTGGGATTTGCATGGCTTACCACTTGACCTTGTTGGCCCAATACGCTGCGCTCAGTTTGCCCTTGGCAATGTTTTCAGCGTGCCGAGCTTTGAATGATTCGCGCCGTGCTTGGCTGGCCTTAGATTCGCCCTCTTTTTTGGGAGATCCAGATACGCCTTGCTGACCGAAGCGGATGGTCTTGATTTGGTCGCCCGACTTGGCCACGACGACGTGGCTTTTGGTGGGGTGCGATGGCGTGGCCTTGGGCTTGTTGTAGCCCGAGACCCCGGCACGTGCAAGGCGTGTGTCTTTGGTGGCCATGGCTTAGGCGACGCGATACCAGCTGTTGGTGGCCTGGTAGAAGCGCATCGTGAAGAAGGCATTGGCGGCCAACGTGGTGGGTGCACCGAAGGCTGCTGCTGCGCCGTTCAGGGCCAGCGTGAAGCTGGTGATGATCTGGGTGGTGGTGACCAGCACCTGTGTGCCGTCTGGCACGCCAGTGTTCAAAGGCAGGGTGACTGTGCCAGCGGCCAGAGTTCCGGCAGGCTGCAAGATCATCCACTGCTGTTCTGTGGTGGGCGTGGGCACGGTGATGTTGAAGCCAGTGCCTGGGGTGTACAGGTTGGTGGCCACGGTAGGGGCTGCGAATGTCTGCTGGAAGTATTGCAGCAGCTGGGTGATCGAGACCTTGCGTGCGTCGCCGTTGTTGGAGACGTAGACCGGGAGAAGGTCGCCGCCAGAGACCTGGCTGATGCCCGAGAGCTGGTTGATGGTTGGCATGTTGGTTCCTCAGTTGAATTCGATGGGGCCATCTTGACCGGCCAGGACTGGATCGACGGGCGGACGGATGAAGGGGTTATCGTAGACGCGCCAGGGCTTGTTGCCTGCGCCTGCTGGCATGGTGCTGGGCAGTTGTTGCTGCACTGGCATGGCTGCGCGTGACAGGAGCGTGTTGTACGACTCTTTGGCCGTGGCCTTGGTGTCGGGCATGACCTGCTTGCCGTAGGACGGGCCGAGCTTGATCGCCAGGTTGCTGTAGATGGCCTCGTTGGAGCTGTCGGGCACGTTGGTTTGCTCGTCGAGATCGCTGTCCTGGGGGCTGGATGGCAGAGGGTAGCCGAGGCGGATGCCGAGGGCGTTCCATGCGGCCATCATGGTGTCCAAGCGCCGGAGGGCAGATTGCATTTGCTCTGGCCCG